CTTGAGCAGTTCCACAGAGTGTCCTTTCGGGCCGTCAGGCCAGGAATTTGAGCTTGTACAGGGTGCTGAGATACAGCCCGACAATCTCGTCAATGATGTTCTGCAGCGGCGTGTCGGACTTGTCGCAAACGTCGTAGCGCGTGTCTTCCAGCGTTTTCAGCGAGTCCTGCAAGAACTCCAACACGCTGTTGGTCTTGGTAGCCTGCTGCAACTCAATTGGCCCGATCAGCCCGTGCCGGCCCTGATACGCCTCGGCGAACTTGTCTGCCAGATCAATGATGCCGTCATAGAACGCGTTCAGCGCGACGTGTTTGGCGTACGAGCGCGTGTTGAGGTGCGCAGAGTGCGCCACGTCCCGCGCAAGGAACAGGTGGCCGATGAACGTCTCGCAACTCATACCGGGGCTCCTTCGGGCATTGTTTGCGGCGCACCCAGCATGCCGCCAGGCGAGGCCGGGGCCATCGGCATGAACTGGCGCTGCGCAGCCTGCAGATCACCCACCGCCATGATATCGCGCATGGTCTGAATGACCATTTCCTGGATCTGCTCGGGCCTCATGCCGGCCTGCACCACGCTCAGGCGCTTCGTCTCGGAGTCGTATTCCTTGATCTTCAGCTCCTGCGCTTCCATCGACTGGTTCACGCGCTGGAGCATCTGCATCATGCCCTGCAGTTCCTGCGTCAGCACCTGGATCTGCTGGTTCGCCGCCTGCAACGCCGGGTCTTCCTGATCCTGCAGCAGCTTCGGGTCGATGGTCTTGCGCAGGCGCTCAGCAAGCTCGTCAGCGCCCGGCCAGTCCATGTTCTTGACGAACAGGTCGCCAGCCACGGCCCACAACTGCGGCGAGCCCTGCAGAATCTGCGACATGGCGTCCATTGCCTCCTGCCGCTTGGTCAGGTACGACGGACCCGTGGTGACCACGACGTCGTACTTGCCGACGCCGGGGTTGTAGATCTTGGCAATCACCACGCCCGACTGGTCTTTGACCTCGCGCACCGGCTCGGGCTGCATCGGGTCCAGACGCGCCATCTTGGTCTGGCCGTCCACGCCAATAATCCGGGCGATGCGTTGCGTGTCGTAGATCTTCGGGATCAGGTCCACGATCTGCCGCGTGACATAGCGCACCGCCCGGGCCAGGTTGTCCACGTAGTGGTAAGTGCCGGTGTCCGACTGTTTCTCACGGGCCAGAATGGCTCGGCCGCTGCGTTCGTTGCTCGTAGCGCCCAAGCTGCTGTCGTACTGCCCCGTGGTGGCCTTCAGATCGTCCGAGGCGCCCATCTTGGCAGCAATCAGCCCCTGCTGGGCCATCGGCGGCTGCGCACGCTGCGGCAGCGGGAATGAGTTGCCGGCGCCGTCAGTGGCGTCAGGATTGACCTCCAGATACGGCCAGTTGGTCGTGTTGGCGGTTTTCCACTGGTGCTCGTAGCCCTCAAACTGGCCGCCATACCCGATAAACGGAGCCTTGGGCGCCAGAGCCAGCATTTCGGCTTCCTGCGACACCCAATAGTTGTACATCCGCTGGGCGTCCTTGGCATTGCGCACTAAGCCGCTGATGTGGATCTCGCCGTCAACCTCAAACTCGTTGCCGATCACGCGCACCACTGGAATCCACTTGCCGGCCCAGTCGCGCTCCTCGAGGATCTCGTACCCGTTGGTTTTGCACCACTTCACGCGCTGCTGCTCGGCCTGCCGGCTGCGCAGGGGCATCAGGCCCATGGCGCGCATCTGCCGGTCCTCTGGCGAGTCTTCAAACGCCGTCATGCCACCGGGGTACAGGTGCAGCGTCTTGAGTTCCTTCTCAATGTAGAAGTACTCCGCAATCCGCACCATGTTCTCGTTCAGCCAGTAGCCCGACGTTGAGTCGCCCACGCTGTACGACAGCAGGGTCGAAACCGGCGCGGCCTTAGGGTACAGGCGCTCGTACTCTTTCTTCGTCAGATCCTGCGTGATGAAGCAGAACTGCGCATCAGCACCGCACGGATCCTGAATCAGCGGGTCCATGTACACGCTGAACGAGTTGCGAATGCGCCCGATGCGGATGTCTTGGTCGAACGTGTCGGGGTCGCAGTACTCCGTCAGGATGCGGATGTAGCCCTCGCCAAACGTCACCTGGTTTTCGCAAGCCGTGTCGTAAGCCACGTCCGCGTCGGACATGTACTCAATGTGCCGAATAATGCCGTCAAAAATCTCCGCAACCTCCGGATCGGCCTTGTCGTCGGCAGGAATGATTTTGCCGCTGGGGCGGTTCTGGCGTTGGTCGTTGGTGACCGACTTGACGTGCTGCGGCAGCTTGTTGATCGTCAGGCACGGCCTGGCATTGATTGTCTGGCCCTGCACGCTGCCGCGTGTAGCCAGCACGTCCTGCGGCCACTGCCACGAATTGTCCGAACTGCCGGCATAGAACTTCAGGTCGTCCAGTTCGTTCTGCCGGGAATTCGACACCGCAGCCTGCGCCATCGTCATGCGCTGACGCATCTCGGCCAGAAAATCCGCGTCCTGCTTGCCGCCAGCAGCAGCCACGCGGGCCCCGGCAATGCCGGTGGGGTCGGAGGTGCGGTTGTACGAGGCCATTACTTCTTCTTTGCAGACGCGGGCTTTTGCGCCTCGCGTTTGACACTGTACGCGATGGCGACAGCCTGTTTCTGGGGCTTGCCGGCCTGCATTTCAGCTTTCACGTTCTTGCGAAACGCGGCGGAAGACGCTGATTTCACCAGAGGCATGATCTTATCTCCGTGAGTTCACTGCAGGAAGGCGTATAGATACGGGCGCGCCAGGCTCATCTTCCGTGCTGCCGTACACGTTCCCCAACACGTTCAAAACGCCAGCCATGCCGTTGTTTTTATACGCATCTGTCAGAAGAGACATGACGCCTTTTTCGCGCAAAGCATTGGTGACCCGTTGACGTGACGGCGCGTTGAAATTGTACCTGTCTTCGACCACATAAGAACCGTCTGGCAAACGCCTGTACGACGCCATGCCAAGCGTAGTTTCCATGCGGTACGCAGGGTCAGTGTAGCTCTTGTACAGCATGTCCAGCAGGCCTTCTCTAGTGTTGTCGCCAAAACTGGAAAACCCTTGTGGCCCATAATCGCCATAGCCAATTGAGCCCGTCGCGCTGCCGCCTTGTTTTGCAATCGCGTAACGTATCGCGGCCAAATCTTCGGGTGTAAACTGCGCCTCAGTAATAGGCGACTGATTCCCCATCAAATGGCTGGCAAATTGACGGACGTTGACTGGTATCAAAGCGTTTTTTACGCTTTGAACTTTTGCTGCCAACACGTTGTCAGCCATTACTTGCTCTTTTTTGCCGTCTTGGCCGACTCGCGGAACGCCTTGGCGGTGGGCGCGCCCGCAGCGCCCGGTTTGCGCATTTTCTCACCGCTGCCGGCAGCAATGCGCTCGCGCTTGGCGTGAATCGCAGCGTAGAGCCCTGGATCGCCGGGTTTTTTCATGCTGTCCTCATGTGTGAGGGCAAAAGTTGACCTTTTCCGCCCTGCACAGTCGCTCTATGCACTATGCAGGGGTGCATTCTGCCATGCTCAACCTTGTGCAACACCCGAAGATTTTCCACGCGGTTGTCTGAATGCACGCCATTGCGGTGATCGACCTCTTCGTCGCGCTCAAGCGGCTTGATAAACGCGTGCGCTACAAGCCGATGCACCAAAAACGACCTGCAAGGCTCAGTTCTTGGGCCGCCGTCACGTAAACGCACCTCAACGTAAGGTTTTGTGCGTCCTGTATCTTTTTTGGGCGTCAGACGCATGATGCGTTCGGCAACTGGAACTGGAGCGTTGGCTTTTCCTAGACGAAAACGAGCCAAGGACTTGACCCGGCCAAGCGTGCTCACTTGGTATCGGCCTTCGTACCCTTGGATGTCGGCCCACATTTCAGCACTTCCAGCGTCGCATTGCGGCTTTTGCACGGCTACCCTCTTCGCTTTTTTCTGCGATAGGGTGCATTCTACTACAAAACGACGCTTTTCGGCCCTTATCCGCTTCAGTCTTCGGACTCGGCGCAGGCGCCTTCAGATTCGACCCCGTTTCGCGGTTATAGCGCTCGCGCCCCTTGGCCGTCAGGCCCGCGCCGCGCTCGGTGGGCAGTTTTTCGCCCCGGCCGACGCTCAGAGACACGGATTTCTTTGCCATCACCGCTCCCGGAGGCCCTCAGTGAGCCATCCAACCCGCCGAAACCACGCCGCGATCACTGATCGAGCGGCGCTGCTCCTTGGCATTGTACTCCCTGTGGGCCAAAGGGAAAGCAAACGTGCATGCCAGCGCGTCGGCAGCGTCCGGCGACGCCAGGCCACGCGATTTCATGTCCTTCTTCGACTCCAGGTACACCGTTCCGCTGCTGTCGGGCTTCGTCTTCGGCCCCGTCAGGTCGGCTTTCAACTGCCGGTCAGTCGGTACGTGAGCCGATTTCAACCAGTCGCGCATTGCGCCCCACAGTTCGGCGCGCTTATTGCCCCACATCACGCTGGCCTTGGCCTTCCAGCCAAAATTCACGCCCCTGACCTTGAAACGCTGCTCCGTCAGGCGGTCCAGAATCCCGTATCCCAGCCCGCCCTCGTCAATCACCGTCATCGCAGGCCGGAATTCCTCGATGGCGTCGATCACGTGCCCCACCACGGTCATCGTGTCGTCGCCCCGATATCGCCGAATCGTTACCAGATCACGCCCCTGACGGGCCACTATTACGGTTGCGTCCGCGCCACTGCGCGCGGGGTCCACGCCCAGCACAATCGGTGCGGTCGGATCTTTGTACGCCGGCCGTTTTACGGCGTCGTCCACCAAGCGCGGCGCAATAAACTGGTCTTCGCCGGCAGCGGGGAACTCCCCGTACACTTCGACGCGGGCCTCGCGGGAGTCCTCGCCGTACTCATCGATGATCTGCTGGTACACCCGCTGGTCGGTGCCCTCAACGCTGCGGGCGTCAATCTGGATGTTCTTCCAGAAATCCCGCTTAGCGTGAAAGCACTCAAAAAAATACCCCTCATTGCGACGCGGGTTTGAAAATGCCAACCAGTACCTGTCGAGGATGTTCTCCGTAAAAAACCCCGCACCCACCGCCCAGATCGGATCCGGAATGCCCGACGCCTCGTCGAACACCAGCATCATCCCGTCCATGTTGTGCGTGCCCGCGTAAGCGTCCGGGTTCTCCTCGCTCCACAGCCGGCCCTCGGCCGCCCAGTAACGGGTGCCCTTCTTCAAATCCCGCTCAACGATCTGCGTGAGCCACTGCGCCGGCATGAGCTTCGTTGCCGAAATCTCCCACCAGTGCGAATTGATCAGCATCGCTGACCACTTCGTCAGCTCACCCCACGTCACGCCCCGCAACTGCGCTTCGCTGTTTGCGCTGACCATCACCGTGCTGCCAATCCGCGTCGAGAGCATCCACAGAATCAGCCAGCTCACCAGCGCCGACTTCCCGATCCCGCGTCCGCTCGACACCGCCGCCCGCAGGGTGTCCATTTCCACCTGCCCACGGTTCGCCCCGATGTGATCCCTCATCATCCGCAGCACGCGCCGCTGCCACCGCCGCGGACCGTCAAACGCCGCCAACGGCGTGTTCGGCTGCCCCCACGGAAACGCCAACAACACAAACGCTTCGGGGTCGTCCCGAATACGCGGTTCCCACAGGCGCGTCATCAGCGCCTGTTCTTCGCCTGCGGTGTATATCGGCTTCTGCATCAGCGCGTCACACCCGGCAGCGGCCGCGGCGCCGCCCGCATCATCGTCGGCGCGCCCTGCAAATACACCTCCGCAGGCCGCGGCGCCGTCATCGGATACGCCTG